ACGCAAAAAAAGAATTAGACAACTTGAGCGCATGAAAAAAAGCGGCAAGTTATTGGGATCACTAGCGGGTGATTCTAAAAAGAAAAAAACCAGACGAAGTAAATACACCATCGCATTTGAGAAACGATTTGGCAAAACTAAATAACGCACAAAGAACAGCACTACAGAGAAAAGCAAAGGCGGCTAACGCCCCTTTTAGTGCATTGAAAGCAATCTATTTAAAAGGACTAGGTGCAGCGGTTTCATCGGGTCGTAGACCTGGTGTTTCCCCTAGTGCTTGGGCAATGGCGCGAGTTAATAGCGTTTTGACAGGGGGAAAGGCACGACAAGTTGATGCATTGCAATGGGCAAAAATTAGAGAGTACAGAAAAAAGAGACGCAAAAAATGATTGTGTATCGAGGTGAGCGATTTGAGGGTTATAACAAACCCAAGCGTACCCCAAAACATCCGACAAAATCTCATGCTGTATTAGCAAAGGAAGGCGATAAAATTAAATTGATTCGTTTTGGTATGAAGGGAGCTGATAATAAACCACCACGAAAAGGTGAAAGTGAAGCAGACAAAGCAAAGAGGCGAAGTTTCAAAGCAAGGTTTGCAAAAGATATAGCGCGAGGGCGCAGAGATAAAACAGCATCGGCAGCATATTGGGCTGATCGAGTTAAATGGTGATCATATGGCAATGAGTACAGATTCGGATTTATTAGATATTGTTCCCGATATTTTAAGTTTTGGTATTGATAGTTTTGCAGACGAACACGCAAGGGCGCAAGCAGATATAGAACGCCATATAAGGGCTGTCTGGTGGGATAAGAGAGGTTTTGCAGGTGAACTCAAGCCTCAGTACCTAACCGAGTCACAGTGGACGAGATCGGCTGTTTATTTGGTGCTTTGGAAATATGCACTACCGCAACTTACAAATTGGGTTGATAACGATAGATTCTTAGGAATGATTGATTTTTATAAATCACGCTACGGTGAGGAAATCGAGGCAGTGTTTCGTGATGGTGTTGAATATGACGATGACCAAAACAGCGTTATTGATGATGATGAAAAAATACCAATTAATGATGGTCGTTTAGTTAGGTAATGCAATTTACAGTAAAGGTCGAACCCACCTTAGACAAAATTGTTAAAAGGCGTAGTCGAAAATTATTGGGCAGCACAAAAAAGGCATTATCGATTACAGCGCAAAAGGGTGTTGAGATCATTCTTGATCGAACTGAGAAAGGCGTTGGTTTTAAAGGTAAGTTTAAACCCTATAGTAAACAATATCTGATACAGAAATCTAAAAAAGATAAAACAGGCATTGTCAATTTGATGATGACAGGACAAATGCTAGGTGCGATGACAACCAAAGCAAACCGTAGACAAGCAGAGATATTTTTTGTTGGTAGAGAACAAAATAAAAAAGCAAGTTTTAATAATAAAAATAGACCTTTTATGGGATTCAATAAACGTGAAGAAAAGCGTTTAGCAAAAGTATTTGAGAGACATTTGACATGAGTAGTAGAGAAAACATTGCAAAGAATATTGTTGATACGCTCAAAACAGCAGTGCAACCGATACGGCTTGCTTTTGTAACTCGTCAGACTTTTGATTTTGATAAATTATCAAACAGACAGTTTCCAGCAATTCTCGTGAGAACAGCAGACGAAAACAGAGAAGATTCAACACTTGGCGGTACGCTTGGAAAAAGAATGTCAACAATAACATACGATTTAGTGTGTTTTGTTAAAAGTAAAGAAATTGATACAGCAAGAAATCAAATCATCGAAACGATAGAGGAAATTCTTGATGTAGATAGAACTCGCGGTGGAAATGCAAAGGATACGCAAATTACATCGATTGAGGTTGATGAAGGGCAAATCACCCCGATTGGTGGTGTAATTTTAACAGTCGCAGTAACTTACGAGTATACACGCGGCATAACTTAAAAAATGAGGTAGTAAAAATGGCAACAGTAACAGGGCAATCAGGCGTTGTGAAGATCAATCTTACAGGGCAAGCAGTAGCACTTGTTGGTGAAGTACGATCATTCACTATGAATTTGAATAATTCTCTTTTAGAAGTCACCAAAATGGGCGATACGGGTAGGAAATACACTCCATCCCTTGATGAAAGTGATGTTTCTATTGACGTTTTTTGGGATCAATCAGATCAACAGCAGTTAGCTCTTGATCCAGGTGCAATAATAGATTTTGAGTTAAGTCCAAGCGGAACGGCATCAGGTTCTAAAAAATATGAGGGAACAGCGTTTAACGTGTCAAGCAAATCAATTACAGCATCATTTGATGGTATGGTTGAGGCAAGTTTTAGTTTTCAAGGTGGTACAGTCAGTGAAGGTAGTCACTCATAATGGGTTTAGCTAGGGAGCTGCGAGAGAGGCGCACAATTCCTCTCCGAGAAGTTTCTGTTTCCGCGTGGGCAGATGAAAAGGGCAAACCATTTAAACTCTATACACGAGCAATCACTTGTTATGATTTGAATGAGTTACAGAAAAAACATCCTAATTTTTTAGAAAATACGACCATTGCCGCGATGGTTGATTTGATTATTCTAAAAGCGACAGATAAGGGTGGTGAACGCATATTTACAAACTCGGAGGATCGTATTGATTTAATGGGTGAGGAAACATCGGTTATTTCTGAAATCGCCAATCAAATGTTTGCAGATATTGAAACAGTGGAGACTAAAATAAAAAACTAGAAAGCGATCAATCGAGGATTAATCTTTTATCGTTGGCTGATCGCCTAAAAATATCAATTGAAGATGCTGAACAAATGCCAGTAAATCATATGAATGAATGGTTGGCATATTTCACAATAATGAGTAGAAAAGATGGCTGAAAACACCAAAATTATAATTAGTGCAGTTGATAAAACTAGAAAAGGTTTTAGTTCTGTTACATCGGGATTAAAAAAAGTTTCTAGTGCTGTATTTAATTTAAAAACTGCATTGCTTGGAGTAGTTGGAACTGCGGGTTTTGGTTTGCTTGTCAAAAACTCTTTGCAATCTACTGACGCACTAGCAAAAACTGCATCTAAAATCGGTACAACAACTGAGGCTTTATCTAAGCTAAATTTTGCTGCTGATATTACAGGCGTAGCAACTGAAACAATGAATATGGCTTTGCAGCGTTTTACACGCAGAGCAGCAGAGGCGGCAAAAGGAACTGGTGAGGCAAAAGGCGCACTAAAAGAGTTAGGAATTAGCGCAAGAGAATTAGTAAGGTTGCCACTTGATCAAAGAATGTTGGTGCTTGCGGATGCGTTTAGTGGAGTAGAAAATGAATCAGACAAATTAAGATTAGCGTTTAAGTTGTTTGATTCTGAGGGTGCTGCGCTAGTTAATACTCTTGGATTAGGTCGAGATGGACTGAATGCGCTATTTAAAGAGGCCGAGGATTTAGGTTTAGTTTTATCGGGTACTGCTGCAAAAGGTGTCGAGGACGCTAATGATGCCATCACTCGCTTACGTAGACTGTTTAAAGGTGTAACAGATCAAACGGTTGCAGCTTTAGCCCCTGCAATTGCATTACTAACTGAAACATTTAAAGATTTTTTGTTAGAAGGAATCACCAAAACTGATGGTGGTGTTAAAGACTTTGCAAACTCACTAGCGATTACTCTCCTTGATGCAGTCGGAACATCATTAGAAGGATTGCAAAATTTATTCAATGGAATTGTAAAATTTTATAATGATACTGTAACAAAAATTAATGAATTTAATGAAGTTACGAGAAGATTAAATCCATTTTTAAGTGATGATGAAAAAAAGAATGCCCAAGAGTTAGGTAGTGAAATTGAGCAGTTGAATGCAATTCAAAAAGAAAGACTTAGATTAATTGAAGAAATTTCACAACAAATTCAAGACGGAGGTGGCATTCCTGATCCTTTGGGTTTATCTGATCTTCCTGATGTTTTTCCAAAAATGCAATCTGATTTAAGAAGTTTACGGTCAGAATTTGATGAGACGGCCTCAAGAATAGACGTTTTAAAAGATTTGCTAGAAAAAACAGATAACTCTTTCGATACAATTGGAAAAAAAGATTTTACCTCTGCAATACTCAAGCAATTAGAGAATTTAAAAAAATCTATTGGTAGTGTCAATGAAGGAACAGATGATTTAAACAAAAACATAGAAGAAAAGATGCCGTCTGCATTTCAAATTCTTATTGAAAGAATGCAAGAGTTAAGGAAACAAGGTAAAGATGTTTCTGAATCTTTGGTCGATATTGGTGATAAAGCCCTAAATGGTTTAGCTAAAGCTTTCACAGACGCTATCACAGGTGCTAAAAAATTCTCAGATGCCATGAGAGCAATGTCTAAATCTGTAATTGATTCCTTAATACAAATGTTAATACAAAAATATATTGTTGATGCTGCATTTGGCGCGATAACAAATTTCATAAATCCTACTACTCCTAAAAGTTCAACTAGCAGCGCACTAAGTCAAGCAGCAGACGCAGGTTATGGAATAAGGGGCTTTGACGGTGGTGGTTATACTGGTATGGGTGCAAGAGCAGGGGGTCTTGATAACAAGGGGGGGTTCGCTGCCGTACTCCACCCAAATGAATCAATTATTGACCACTCAAAAGGTCAATCAATGGGCGTTACTATCAATCAAACAATTAACGTAACAACTGGAATTCAAAGCACCGTTAGATCAGAACTGGTGCAATTATTACCTCAGATTGCAGCAGTTACGAGATCAAGTGTTGCAGACGCTAGACTACGCGGTGGATCATTCT